ATGAAAAAATTAATCTTAGTGATCCTGTTACTTCTGTCAATCGGTGTGATGACCATCGTTGATTCGAACATCATCCGACAAGCCCCTTATCCGAGCTTGTCCCAAGAACAAACGAAATAAGGAGGTCCGAACGTGACCCGGGCAATTTTAATCAGTTTCTGCGCCCTATTCCTTTTAGCAGGCTGCACTTCCCAAGCTGAGCCAAGTATTTCCACTAAGCAAGCGAACTCAGTTGCAGCCGCTAACCGCGCGGAGCAAACTAGTCGTGCCAATGCAGCGGCTGATGCTAGTGCTAAGAAGCAATCTGGTGACCATTATCAAGCTGCTGACGACCATATCACTAGCGCAACTAGTGCAGTGGCCGCCGTCGGGCAAGTGCTCAACGATCCCAAGCAACAAACCTTTGGTGTCGTACCAACTGCCAATCAAGATGCACACGGCCACCACTATTATCAGGTCGATGCTTATCAGAAAACGGCTAATGGCGGCCGGGGGCATTATCTGAATAGTTACTTTGTTTATTTAGATGGTAGTATCACGACCAAACAAGCAAATTAATAAACCGACAAGTTGTCACCCATTCAAGCAGTGTCGTTGAACCTGCTGGGATGGGTGACTTTTTGGATGCATTTTTTGCCGGTAGTAATTTCAGTATTTCGGCGTACAGTTATTCCATGCTAATTAAGGCCAGCCCCAGTAACTAAGCAACCAATTTGCAATTACAATTAATATCAACTGCATAAATATAGAAAAAGGTTTATTTTTTTGTTACTTTTCGCTATAATGGATATTGTTGTTAAAGCAACTGCCCCAGTGGCGGAACTGGCAGACGCGCAGCGTTCAGGTCGCTGTATTGGAAACAATGTACAGGTTCGAATCCTGCCTGGGGCATAATTAGGTAAACTAGATGAAGCTTGAATTCTGTTAAACGTTGATTTAACGGCATTCAAGCTTTTTTCATTTGTACTAAAAAGCACTACTAATTTTAAAAATTTGTCTTTATTTGTCTTTAAGACAGAAATGTATACTTTTGAATATTAGTTATTAAAAAAATCCCCCACGCCGAAGCGCAGGGGAAAAGTTGCAGAGTGATCAAGCTCCACAATTAATGAAACTCTATATCAAGTTATAGCACTATTTTGCTGCTTGTGAGGCGAATTCTGACGCCGTTTCAGTGTCAGATGATGCAGAACTATTCACTACAGCGACTGTTGACGTTGGTGCTGGTGTTTCATCAGCAACCTTATTAGCCGTAGCTTCAATCTGGCTTTCCTCTTTACTATCAACTGTTCGTGTCTGTACTGTTTGAACGTCAGTAATAACGCCCAGCATACCAAGGATCGTTAATACGGTATTAATAACGGCAACAATGGCTGACCAATCACCAGTAAACTTAACACCAAACATGGCAAAGATTTGTTGGATTAACACAATTAATAACGAAATAATCCCAGCGATCAATTTACCATTCAAACTTCCATCAGCATTCTTAAAACTAATTTTTTTAATCATATTTTACCTCCTATAAAAACTTCTCTGCAACATATACTAGCAACGCAACAAGCATGCCACTAACTAGGAAACCGATAACCCAATTCTGTATTTGAGTAACCCGTCCTATCTCATGTTCGACCTCAATTGATTTAGCCAGGGCCTTGTCCGCTTTGCAGCCAATATCGTCAACTTGATCAAGCTTTTCTTCGATGTTCTCAACTTTCGTTTTGGTGGTGGCCACATCCTTTTGAATATCCATTAATAGCTTAGTCGTATCGTCGTATTGTGCCATTATCTCACCACCAATCGCTGGCCGGGATAGATAGTGGTATAAATTGACTTGCCGTTCTGACTAGCTAATGTATTCATGCTCAGGCCGTTGCGTTGGGCAATTGTCCACCAGCTGTCGCCAGACTTAACTGTGTAGTACGTATGAGTTGCACCACTCTTTACATATTCCAGCGTATTGCTTGCCGGACCAGTTACTAGATAGCCATAACCATTAAAACGTGGTTGGCGTACCCAACGATAGCCACCTTGAATAATGGCTCGGTCAGTCTTAATCGTGGTTCCAGCTGGCAAAATAGCAATCGCGTTTGATGACGTTGACGCACTTGTGTGCAGCTTAACTGCTGTCTTCAGTGTGTAGGTCTTCGATTCTTTGACCCACTTGGTTGATTTAGATAGCTTGTAATTGTGTTTGTTGGCTTTTCGGTTGTTGGCCTTAACTGCGGCTTTATTAGTTGGCTTTACCTTTGATTTCTGACCGGCCGTGTAGTAATCACTATTTAATTGGCTAACGTCAAAGCCACCAGAGCTAATACGGAACTTAGCCGTTGATGACCACTGCCATGCGTGGTTGCTTGAATACCAGTTTTTACCACTAACTACATACGGGTATGCAGCAATCCAACCTGTTTTACCCTTGATGGTCATCTTGTTGTTAGCCCATGATCCAGACGTGTAAATGTCGGCCCGATAACCAAACTTCTGAATTTCTTTCATGAATGCGGCATTGTTGCGGTCATTGGTTGCTTTGGATTGGTTATTGGCTTCTTGTGATTCTACGTCAGTCGCTAGTACCGCGCCAACTGGTAGTCCTGCCGCTTTAGCTGTTTGCCCGGCAAAGTCAGCTTCGACAATCGCTTGTTCCTTAGTGGTGTAATGTGCAAAATGATAGCCGTTGACGTATAAGCCAGCCGCTTGACCATTAGCGATATTACTAGCAGCATCGCCGTCTTTGAAGGTTGTGCCTTCACTAATCTTGACGGTGAGTGCCTTGACACCAAATTCGTTACGCATAGAAACGTACTCTGCCGTTGACATGTAGCCGTTATTATTCGACACATCGACCATATCCATGCGAGCAGCGTTAGCATTTAGCCCTAAAAAAAGAGCCGCCATGGTGGCCGCTCCTGTCAATACTAGTTTATTTTTGAGTTTCAATTGTCTACCTCCTAGTGTACTGTATTTTCTGTCTGTGCAGCTAAGGATGACTCGGCTTGCTTAGCAGCTTCTGCTTGTGCAGCTTTGTAGGCTGCAATCGCTTCGGATACTTGAATAACCTGAGCTTGGGTAATTAGTGATTTTGCTAAATAATTGCCAGCGTATACAGTTGCTAAGTCCGATGGAATCAATCCATTTTTAATACTATCAATTAACCCTTCTGTTAAAAATTTTCCTAAATCGAAACTCATGCTAAATGACCTCCTAATGATACAATAGCTGCTTTTATTTTTGCGTAATCTGCTTGTGTCAAAACTTCTGTCGGATTAGGGCACCAATCAGTTGCTACACTACCTTTTTCTAGCTTGTATCTATGATTATCTAGCCAACCAGATAAATCTCCATTAACCCCACCTCCGTCTGTAAAATTAATAGAGAACCTAATGTACGCAGCATTAGAATGACTTAATGTTTGTGTTGCTGAAGTTATACTTTGCCAACCCAGATAATTTTTGTCGCTATCATACATTGCCAAAGTATGATTCCCAGAGCCTTTGAATACATAATCGGGTGAACTGAACGTAAACACAGTTGCTCCATTAGTAGCTATATAATTATCTGAATAAAAATTATTACCATTGGCTGTCACACCACCATTATCTCTATTAAAATATCCCGCTTTTAAGTCTGATTGGACAATTAAATTAGTCCCAACCGCACTATTATCAACTTGCGTTTTAAGCTCAACAAAAGCTGGTGCTGTGGTCAAACCAGTGTTATCAATATTACCCTTAATTGTGCTTGCGGCTTTATTCATTGCCTTCACAAAATCATCAAAAGTAATCGTGGTAATCGTGCTACCATTGGTGCTTTGAATGTTATTGGTAATAGCAAACCCAGTTGACCCATCACTAGGGTAGATTGACGTCCCGGTACTATCAACCACCCATACTTCAATGGCATAGCTACCAGCTGGTAAACTAATCATCAAGTCAGCAGTAAAGGTAACGGTAACTTGACCAGTCGTTGGGTCTGTTAAACTAGCTGGGTCAACTGTGGCCGATTTAAGATAGCCGCTAGCATTACCCAATTTAACAGTAATTGAAGTGGCCTTAGTTAAGTCCGTTGCCACATTATCATTGCCACATACTAGCGTAAAACTGGTAGTTGTATCGCCAATTTTAACCGTCTGTGGGGACGTATCAGTAAAACTAAGCGTTTTTGCCATCTTTAGGTGCCTCCTTTTCAGCCAACTTGGCATTAAGCTGGTCAATTTGAACTTGTGCCATCGCTAATTGCTGGTCTTTAAGGGCAATCGCTTGGGCATAGTTACTCGTCAGCTTGTTAATCAAAGCCTGTGCATCAATATTCATAATTTAAGCCTCCTTAGTGGTCGTTGTCGAAGTCGTGGTAATTGGCTTTAAAGCGGTCAGACTGTCAATCAGTGTGTTTAACACCTTCAATTTAACCCTATCAGTACCCCCAGCACCACCAGCAATAGCAGCGTTAAATTCATCCATGGTAATGCTGACCTGTGAGCTGATACCCAGCGTGTTAATTTGAATGCTAATAGTCATGATGTTGTTCGTGTAATCTGGTTTATAATTCGTGATTAAAATACTATCCATTTAAAATTTGGCCTCCAATTTGTTTAATCTAGCTTCCAATTCCATGTTATGACCATTTAGTTGGTCAATTTCTTTCTGTTGTTCCTGCACAGTCGCTAAAGTGGCGTTCAGTAGCACACTGTCATCCACCCCATTTAACCTGCCGTTTTCATCACGACTAATAAATACGTCTGGCAATTGCCACTGTTTTGTTACATTAACGTCGTCAACAATGCTAGATAATCGCAAATGACTAGTATTATCGTCAGTCTTGTACTGATAAGTGGCTAAGTCGATTGAGTTAATTAGCTGTGACCAATAAGCTGTGTCAGCCTTTCGAACGTCCTTCTTAACACTTAATAGTGACTGTTTAACTAGGCTCTTATAATGAACCGTATCAGCATAGATGTCGACAGAGTTGCCATTAGCACGATTGAAATGAATTGGGCCGCCATCGGAACTGGTAATCGTGTGATAGGTACCTATGTTAAAATTGCCAATATCTAAAGAACGATTGAATTTAATGTTATTAGCACCTGAGCCATCAATACCAAAACTGGCTGTCTTCATAGCTGGGCCATTGCCGACATACCAGATATTCTGTGTACCAACAGGGTTGATATTGCCGTAGGGCGTAATGATTATACCTTTAGGCGCAACATCACCAGAGGTACCATTAAAGGTGATTTGTTGATTGTCACCATGAAACGTAATACCATTAACTGGACTTAATAATACATATCCATCTCCAGCTCGCTTGTTAGTATTGAACGGCCGTGTGAACGACGAATCTTTTCCATCCGTGTATCCTGCAAACAATGAAATCTGGTTAGCTTGTATCGTGGTATTATACGCTTCATATCGGTTATTTGGGTCTGTTGTGTTGAAGTTACGATATTTTGTTGTTAATGCCCCGGTTGATAAATCTGTTTGCATAGCGTCAACAGAATTAAACCGCGTCGTATAGATATGACCGTCACTAGATATTGTTGTCGGATAAAATCCAGACGTATTATTGGCGTCATTAATAATGTCACCAGCATTGAACGTTGTCCCGTTTATAGTTGAACCATTAATAGTACCAGCTGTTAGTTCCTTACCCATTAACGTCCCCGTAATGTTAGCACTAGGAATAATAACAGGGTTCTTGGTATCAAAATAGATAGTCTTACCAGATAATGTCAGTTGACCGCCAGATGAAATTAGGGTGTTACGAGCTTGAATATTAATCTGGCTAATTAAGTCCTTTGCGGCTACCCTAAGGTTAATATCATTAGCTGTCTGCGTTTTGTAAGTTGCAAAGTCGCCATTAGATACTTTACTGGAAATCATACCAGCAGTTTGCTCTTTATAAGTGTTAAAGTCTTTAGATTCAACCTTGTTTTCAATTGCTTTAGCAGTTGTAGCTTGGTAAGCTGTGAAGTCTTTATTAGCTACCTTTTCGGAAATTAAGTTAGCAGTCTGTGTTTTGTAGGTTGAAAAGTCACCATTATCAACCTTGCTAGCAATCTGACTAGCTGTTTGTGTCTTATAAGTTGAGAAAGCACTATTACTTACTCTATCTGCTATCTCACTAGCTGTCTGTGTCTTATCAGACGCATACGCTGAGTTAGAGACCTTGGCATCAATCAAGTCAGCTGTCTGTGTTTTGTACGTGTTAAAGTCTTTAGATTCAACCTTGCTCTCAATCGACTTAGCAGTAGTGGCTTGATAAGCTGTAAAATCCTTAGTAGCTACCTTGCTAGATATCAAATCAGCTGTAGTTTGTTGGTATGCTGAGAAAGCACCATTAGTAACCATCTGTCCTATTTGACTAGCAGTCTGGTCTTTGTAACTAGCATAGTCTGAGTTAGCAACCTTTGTAGCTAGTCCATTTTCTAGTTCAGCAATCGTTAGCTTGGAACCATCTTTTAGGTCTGTTACTGCTTGACTAGTTACTTTACCATTATCTATTGCTGTAGTCGCTTTACTAAAGGCGTTGTCAGCTTTGCTTTGAGCCTTAGCAGTAGCTGTGGACTGTACAGCTATTTCTTTACTAGCTTGGCTACCAACCGCTTGAGCTTGGTTAAAGGCATCATCAGCTTTGCTTTGAGCTTTAGCAGTAGCCATGGATTGTACAGCTATCTCTGAATTGGCATATCTGTAACTACTATCTGCGGCTGATTTAGCAGCGTTAGCTGCTGAATGAGCGATTAAAGCGGCACTATCAGCCTTGCTTGCCTGACTAGCGGCATTGTCAGCCGTATTTTGAGCCTTGATAATCTTAATACCATCATCTGTTAGAATGACCTGTGTTGCATTAGATTCTGCCATTTATAAGCCTCCTTTCTTAAGCATTGCTAATTGTAACCATTGGCAAACGTTCCTTAATTGGTATTACAAAGACACGTTCTAAATAATTACCTTGATATTTACAACTGAAAGTAACCAATAGCTCCGGCTGGTTAGTCTGACTATAGATAATGTTGCAGGTTTCAGGCTCAATAACATCGTCGGTTAACCCTAAATTCATATCCAGTAAATAGTTAGAGGCAAACTCTTGCCCACCATGAACAACATTAACTGCGTATATCATACGAGGGTCTTTCATGTTGTAACCACCCGAGTGAAAGTACACATATGGAAAGTCAATTCCTTGTGATTGGTAAGTTTGCCGGTTCCAGTCAAACCCATAGTTGGCAACATTAAAACTATATAGCACATTATAATTGCCTTGTTTTATTTCATCGAGTCGTAGCACATCATGTTTACCATTATCGTAGCCACACATTACGTACCCATGTTTGAAATCAACGCTTACTCTTATATAACGATTGACAGTGCAAAAACGCGTAATGCGATTATCGTCATTGTCTAAGGTCACATTAGCAAGGTAGGGTATGCGACTAATTGCATATTCGTTAACGTTTAAATTAGGCTTGGTTGCGGACCAAATGTAAATAGCCCCATCTACCTCTTCGATTGAAAAGCTAGATCCATGCCCACCATGCGAAACAATCATCTTACTAATCGGCTTAAAATTAGTGTCATGCAAGACAAACATGACATCGCCAGTTGTCCTTTGATTGACCGCCCGGCTAGTTATATACTGACCGTTGCTCAAAGGGCACATATATTGTGCCGCATCAGTTACTCCTAGTGTACTGTCGTCTGGGTTAAAACTACCCAAACTACGAATAGCACTAGTTTGTAGCTTAATCTCTGGTTCATCTTGAATGTAACTGGTCTCAATAGTCCCACGTAACGTGCCAACGGAACTGTGTGCTGCTTGTACTAAATAGCCAGTTTGATTGAAACTAGTATCAAGGGTGCCGTCAGTATTATAACGGTGCCAAATAAATCCCTTGTTATCAACATAGGCTGAAATATTAGTATTGCCTTCCCAAGCCTGCAAGATTAGCCGCTTAGTCTGAGTGGTATCAGTGAAGTTGTTGCCATCGGGAGTTAAAGCAACCGGTTTAACCGAGCTAGCGTCCTCCCTTGCCTTTTCAATGGCGCTATTAATAGCACTTTGGTAGCCTTGCATCCAGGCCGGTGTTGCAACTGGTACCGTGACATACTCACCAAAGCCGACTGTATTGCCATAAGGGTTAGAAAAACTAATTGTCCGTTGAATTACCCGGCCACTAGCGTCTAATACCGGCTTGATTAACTCATCTTTAAACCTGATTGTGGCACCTAATGGCGGGTTAAATTTAGACGTTACATTAACCTCATAATATGTCCGCGGGTGATTATACAATTGCAACATTTCTTCGGCCCAGGCTTTAACTCCGGAAGAGTCTTCAATCGAGTTAGCTGTAACAACCCCCTCATAGTACAAACCAGATTGCCAGTCAGGATTATATTTTTGATTAGCGGCATCATCAACAATGTAAGGCTTACCATCGTTAACCATCTCAATTGTGTTGCCGTTAGCACCATAAGGAATAAGCTTAGTGATTGGGTTTGACACCGTTGTTCGCTTTAAGCTAGTCATGTTATTACCAAATACTGCCTCGTTGTAGATCACATCAGCATTAAGTTGGTCAGTAATGACACACACCTTTTTCGTGATGTTCCCTTGTGAGTCAATCTCAACATAAGGGTCAATCTCAACGTTATAGACTTGAATAAGTGTCTGTAATAATGTACTTGCTTTCGTCTTGCCGTCAATGGCAATTGATGGAGTCATCACATTAGTAGTCTGATAGTCTAGCGTCCAACCGGTTGCATTGAAACACTGATTAAAAGCCGTCTTAATTGAACTAGTACTAGCCGTAATTGCCACTGGGTAATGATGAGCTAGTGTGTATAAGCATAGATTAGTAAAGTTAGCGGTTGTGACATGCTTAGTAGCGGCTGTATTGCTTTCTTCCACGCTGTATATGCGCATGACATACCAATGGCCCGACAAGGAATCATAATAAGCTAGGTTGTTACCAGCAACTACTTTGTCTGAATCAGGCTGGCCTTGAAGCACGTCTAATGAACCTTGATGGTCGAACTTCTTAGACTGGGCATTTAGATTAATCGTGCCGGTATAACTGTCTTTAGTGCCCACATTAGCATCATCATCATAGCTAGTGCTGGTCGTATCGGCATCGGCTAGTTGTAGCTTAATACTGTCATTAGAGAACTTAGTAGCCCCATCAACTGTCAGGGTACCAATCCGCTTTAAATTAGGGTCTAGGATTAAATATTGATTATTTAAAGCCATCTGTTAACCTCCTTATTTTTAATTATGTAAAAAGGCCACCCTCAATGGGAAGCCTTTAGTATTGTTATAGTATTCTTGGTAGATATTTCAGGGTTATTTGAGCGTCATCTAGGTCGCCGATCATCGACAAGCCATTAACGCCCGGTTTTAACTTAGGGAAATCGGTTGACCAAACTGGTGAAACTAGCTTGCCATTTACAGTAACCGTATCTGACTCACAATCCATCATAATTTCTTCACCGGCGCCAGCAATATAAGTTGGCTTTGTTGCATCAACTTTATTGACTTTCCATATTTTAAGGTCAGTCATTGACATAAAGGGGTTCCGATAGGAAACATTATGAGCATCTTCTGTAATTGGGTGCTTTAAAAAGACAGATCCAATCCCACCTAAGGCTGTCTGATACTTATTTTGAGTATCAACATAGGTTCCGTGCATCAACATGTGAATATGAGGACTGAGGTATGGTCGGCCTGTCCAAGTCGAATATTGGGTGATACTCCAAGTAAACACTTGCCCTCTTTTAGTGATATCTAGCATTAGCCAAGCACTTGACAGTGCGGATTCCTCCTCTTTATTGACCACAGTTGTATAGGTATCCACCCTTTTTTTAATGGTTCTCTTAGTTACTTTCCCTCTTCTGGAACGACCATATTTAGTGACAGTTTTAGTTCTCGTACCAGTTTTGATTTTAATTTTCTGGTCAGGCTTGTTCGTAAAAGAACCTGATGGCCCTGAGCCGTAGTAAAAGTTAGTATAGCGGTCACCATGTTCTAATGTTGAACCAGGCTCACACATTTGAAGTAAAACCCTGGGTTTTGCACCATAGGCTAGGTCACATATGCTAAAGCGTCCAATAGTGCTACCGTTAGGGTCTAATAGCAAGACCTCAACACGCCCCATTGCACGGCCATTATGAGTACCACGGTACTTAAAATGGTGGATGCCCGTTCGTACTCGCCAGTCAGTCAGTGATTGTGTCATACCAGTATACCGATATGCCGGCCCATACCAGCGGTCTTCTCCAGTTGTGGGTATCGGTCCAAAGTCATACCCGTTGCTATTTACACCTGGCCGCATTACATTAGTTGAAGTCTTAATTGCACTGTGGCCTTGATACGTGTACGTTTCACTAGTCTTCATGTTACTAAGTGCATTAGTATCATTCGTCCACATTGCCATAGTTCCCAGTGGGTCATCAACAACTTTAGTATAAGGTTGAACCGCAGTGGCTTGGTCTTCCGGTGACTCAGGCCCTAAACCAAATTGACCACCATTTAAGGTAAAGCCAATATACTTTAAATCTCGTTTAGGCACGACTTGAATAACTGGCTCTGTTCTAGCGGTACCATCAACAGTAATCGTGTTTAAGCCATTATTTAAGGGTTTTTCAACCTGTGGTAAGGTTGCCCGTGGATCGGATTGCACAAAGGTAATGGTCAGTGTCATGTCATACATACCAGGGTTAATCGGGGCTGGGTCACTAATTGCGGTAATATGCCCCCAATATGTCACCTTGGGTTCAAAGCCAAATACTAATGGGTACTCTTTACCATTATCACTGGGATCATCGCTTAGTAGCAGACCGCTTAAGTTGTGCATTATCTGATTAAATCTGTCTTGGTTATCAGCACAGTAGATTGACACTGGAATGCTAATCGTCCGACTAGTAAAGTCCGTGCCATTAAATTGATTACCATACATGGCCGGTATATCAGTCACCTGTTCAGCCATGGCCGGTGCACTAGGTAATACCACGTTACCCATTTCAACCTGTAAATCGTCTCGGCTATTCAAGCCAGCATATTCAAAATCATCTCGTTGTAAGGTCACGATTTAACCTCCTTTTTAAGTTTAGCTATGTAAAAAGGGCGCCCAATTAAGGACAACCCTTTGATTGACTGGGATATTAGTACCCCATCATTTGTGAATATTGTGAAGCTGTTTTACTATCCGATTTAACGGCATTAACCACGTCAGATTTAGCAATGACTGCTTGAACATTACCCATGTTGCCTAAGATGGCGGACATTAAGCCAATTAGTTTATCAAGCTTCTCATTACTTTCACTGCTATTAGACGCAACCTGCGTGCTAGTATCGCCATTTACAACTTGACTAGCCTGTGCGATTAACTGGTTAGCCCGACTTTTATTAGTCAACGGAAGCACCATTTCAGGCTTGTTATGTTCAGCAATTCTGATTATTTGATCTTTATCAACCAATCCTCCATTTTCCATGCCTTTAATATAACGGAATACAGCAGAGGCATTGCTCAAACGAGCACCACCAGAAGCGTCCATGTTACCACCAGACTCCCAAGTTGCAAAGAACTTTTGAGCCGCGGCAGTAGGATTTGTCATTCTCAATACAGCCTTTAACATTCCATTTGTGCCAGGTTCATTCAAGGCGTAGCCAATTTGACCAGCGGCAGAGTTCCATGCGTAACCATGTCTTCTCAAACAATTCCTTAATCCAGTTTCGCGAGTGAACGTCCATTGCCCTAGACCAGTACCGTGGTCACTAGCATTGACGGCAGAGGGACTCAAATTAGATTCTTGAATCCAGTTACCTAAGATACCAGCGATACCACCGTTGTTAGAAGCAGGATATGCCTGTTTGAATGCTTTAGCTAACGCACGAGCACGTGAAGCAACGCTACCGCCAAGTTTGACATTTCCAATGGCTCCAAAATCACCAAATTTATCTGCTAAATTTTTGACAAAATCCTTAACCTTATCAACCGTTGCATCTTTAATGGCAGTTGCTCCTTTAAGCGTCCAGCTATCATTAAATCCCGGCCACTTGATTTTTCCCAAAATATTTTTTTCAACCCACTTGACTGGCGCTGAAACCATACTGGAAATTTTATCTAGTGCTGCTTCACCAATGTTAACAGTTGATTTAGCAAGTTTTTCGGCTTCTCCTAAAAAGCCGGTAGCATATCCGGGAAGTGTCTGGCCTTTCCCATAAGAACCTGATAAAACTTGTTGAGTTTTGTCAGCTGGCAAAATTATCTCACTTCTGGACACCTTAGCTATTTCAGGCCCATTTTCACCTAGAATCCTTGCTGTACCACTATATGGCTCGTAAGCTAGCTCAGCACCAGCTTCACCAACCAGTGCCATCCCATTGCGGACTTTACCACCTATGGCATTGGCTTCAATCCGACGACCCATGTCACCAGATTTGCCTCTAGCTCTTCCACTTGATGAATGTGATGACCTGTGTCCAGATCCGCCACCACTACTCTTAGCACCGAACAGTGATAACAAAGAATTGAACCCTGACTTAATGCCACCCCATATCTCGCTTAATGACCCACCGAGAGTTGACCACTTTGATTTAACGTGACCTGTTTCTTTATCAACGTAATAACCGTGGTCTTTCATTTGTTTAGAAGCCTGCTTAGTAACATTAGTGTACTGCTGTTTAGCATGACGTGTCGTATCATCTCGTGGGTTTTTAGCTTGCTTAACTGTATCTTTGTATTGTGTGGTAGCATTACCCACAATTCTATTCATTTGTTTCTTAGAAATACTGTGATTTTGATAATACTCTGTTTGTGCAGCAGCTACGGTAGACTTATACTTCTTAGTAGCCGCATTTTTTGCGCCTTTGTAAGTATTATTAGCATGTCTGACCACGCCCCTATAGGTACGATATGCTTCATTAACCAGCTTATCAGCTTGCTTTTCACTGATTTTTCCAGAAGATTTAGATAAGGAACTTAAAATAGATTTTTGCTTACTACTACCATTCCGTATTACCAAATCCGTCTTAGCTTCGGCATTTGACAGTAGCCTCAAACGGCGTTTAAAAGCTGCATTAGAATCGGCAGTTAAAGCATTTTGATGGCGTTTGTTTTCACCTTTAATAGCAGAATCTTTTTCTTTTTCTTGATTCTTAATTTTTTTGCCATAAATCCTATTGATTTTAGCAATACCAGATTGGCCTGATAAATACTGCCCTTTGTACTTAACATAATAGCCTTGAGTAAGTCTGTTTATATCTTTATTTCGAGTGCGCTCTAACCTAGTAATAGTTGAATCATATTGCTTATGAATGCCGGTCATGGCCTTACTGTGCATAGTATTTTCTTGCTTAGCTGACTTATAATATTGTTTATCAACATTTTCTAGCTTAGATACACTACTTTTAGCACTTCTAATTCGGCCATTATAGTAACGCTTCTCATTAGCTAAGGCTGTGTTGGCGTCTTGCTTTGACATCAAGCCTGACTTAACCCAAGATTGGAGTGTTTTCTTAGACTTGCCTTCATTTTTCTTAGCATAATTGACCACTGTGTCAGTGATTGCCTTATATCCGGCTTTACTATCTTTCATAGCTTTGCTAAGGCTCTTGTTATCAACTGCGAACTCAAGTTTACCAAAGTTTAAATTAGTCTTCGAAAATGCTGATTTAAGCTTTTTAGCGGTATCTTTACCAGCTTTGAATGCCGAACTTGGCAAACTATTCAAACTCTTCTTTATCCTTTTAACAATAAAGTCAAAGCCATCGTCGCCACCAGACTTAGCGGCTTTTTGGAACTCACTAATACTGGTCATATTTGAATTGGAACGTACCTTAGAATCCTCATATTGACGCTTAGTTGCGCTAGATGATGTCCTAACTGTACCAAGTACGGCATATTCGGTTCCTTTTTGAGCTGTATAATCCTTCCGCACTTTTGCAAAAAGGCTGTGAGTGGCTTTGATGACTTTTTGTACAGTTTCGGAACTGCTAATCTGCTCACCGATTGCGCTGCCAATAACTGCACCTCCAGGGCCACCTAAGATTCCACCAATTCCTGCGCCAATCAGAGCACCTGTGGCCTTTGATTCTAATGAAATCTTATTTTTAGCACTTGGTTTTTTAAAAGTGTTAACAACACTAGAAGCTAAATCCCATCCTTCAATGGCTGCACTTGCGATAGTGCCTGCTCGCTCAACAATAAACCCTAAACCGCTAAACGCCTTACTAAAACCGCCCTTAAACTTGCCGACGATATTTGCCCAACGAGAAGTTTTGACGGAGGCTTTTTCAGTTTCCTTTTCGACATTTTTAATGCCTGTTAGATCCCATCCCCCGCCTATGCCCCTTGAATGGTTATTTGAAGCAGATTTAGCATGCCTGGACATGCGGGTTTCGCCAGCTGGAACTCCAGCGCCACTTTCTAACTCATTATTAGTTGCCAATACATCATTCTGAGCACTAATAGCAGCAGTCTCGGCCTCGACAGTTCTCACAATCGATTGGCTTTTAACAGTGTCATTAACCAAGCCGAAATTAGTCCGCATTTCTTTGATTAGCTTGATAAACTTGTTTACCTTAGCTAATGCCCAGATTCCGCCTAAAGCTGCCCCAAAGACAGTTACAGTTTTGGTATGGTTACCCATAAATTCAATAACTTTAAGCATACCGTTCAGAAAGTCTTTGACGCCATTAATCAAGAAAATTAAGCCTTTTTGTGTACTCTTGTTGTTAAAAGCTTTTGTCATGTCATCAGCGGCTTCAGTCATGGTTGGTAATAGCTTGGATCCCATCATAATCTCTAATGCTTCGGCGGCTTCTTTAAAGCGTTTGACATTCATTTGCGCCGTACCACTGTTCTTATTGGCTAGTTTTTGGACATAGTCGCCAGCCTTACCGGCCTTAGTTATTTTATCAGTTAATGATGAAAGCTCCTTATTGTTAACAGCCAATATTTGTGCGGCTTGCATACCAGTTGCTCCAAACACTGCTTTAAATACAGCTGCCTTTTGGGCACCGCCTAAGTTCTTAGTATGCTTTTCCATAATTGCCATAATATCTGACATAGATTTAAAATCGCCGTTAGATTTTTGAAACACTTTGGTTGAAGTAATGCCAATTTTTTTAAGTGCCCCAACGGCATTATCGCTAGGACTAGCTAAACTTGTAATCATTTTACGTAATCCAGTACCGGCTTTATCGGCTTCAAGACCATGATTACTTAATTCACCTAGTGCCGCACTAGTTTCCTCAAGACTAAAACCAGCATTGTTAGCTGAATCACCAACATACTCCATGCCTTTGCCCAAACTGGAAAAGTCCGTGGCTGTTGTGTCAGCGGCATAAGCCAAGTCGTTAACAACCCGCTTAGTATTTTTAACCATTTTGCCCGTATTATTAGTCTTCATACCAAAAGCTTCAATCACTTGGCTCGAAACTTTAACAACATCTCGAAAATCATCACCTGATGCTACACTGGCTTGCAACTCAGTCTTCATAACAGCTAAAGATTCTTTAGCTGTGTGCCCGCGTTTAATTAAATCTTGATATTGCTCAGCGATTTCTTTTTGAGAAAGCCCATACTTAACTGAATATTTTTGACCGTCTTTTTGCATTTCAGTAACTGCCTTAATAGCAGATTTAGCTGAATCGCCACCGGTCACTAACAAATTTTGGTTTTGCTTATAAATATTTTGTAAAGTAGAAGCTTTTTTAGCACCAGCAACGCTGGCTGCTGTTACTCCAGCAATGCCAACACTTGCAGCAGTTGCTATTGATTTAAAACCAGTTGCGATGGTCCTGAACCTATCTTTAACAAGTGTGGCTTTGTCTGACAGTTTGGCCATCTTGTCACTCATCGTGCCATACTTTACTGTTAACTGAGCAACTTCTGATTTTTGTTTAGCCATAGCGGCGGTTGTTTCTTCAACCTTGGCTTTTTGCTTGGCATATTTTTCAGAGGCTACTCCACTCTCACTGGCCACTTTGGCCAATTCAGCTTTTTGCAGCTTAAGCTGGGCATACAAATTTGTGTAACTTTTCTTTAAGCCGGAAAGCTTGGCTTTACCTGCTTCGGCTGATTTACCCTCCGCTTCAAGGCGTTCGACATAAGATTTACTTAAAGCTGTACTCTGTTTATAGCTATTTTGCAAATCAGCCAAACCACTTACATAGTAAGTAAGGGAGCTTTTTGCGCGCTTCAGTTGTCCCTCATAGTTGCCTAACTGTTTGGTGGCACTAGCGATTTGATTTTCAAGCTTAAAATAAGCTTCTTGCCCCTCTTTTGTAGACTTGTCAACGTCTTGTTGACGGGCTTTTAATTCTGCTAATTTACCTTTTTGTAAATCAATAGACTTAGTTAACCCTTCAACTTTAGCTTTGGCAGCTTCTTGATAATCCCCAGCCGATTTTAACTGAACTTCACTAGCTTTCCAAGCGTTCATAGAAGCTTTGACAGCATTTGTTAGAGCTTTGTAGCTTTTTACAGCGCCAATCGAATCAACTGTAATACGTGTCGCCATCTCACTTTGAACTTTGGCCATTATCGTTACTCCTTCCAGCCAACATTATCATTGCATGTAGGACGACATAATTGCTTCACGCGGATCAATATATTCTCGATCTTTTTTCTCACGAGCAGCTAATGTTTCCATGAACAAAGCGAAAGACTGTTGCTCGACTTGGTCTGGCAACAACCCCTCCTGTATCAAGTTTTGTTCAAGTAGCCGTAAATCTTCGTGACGATTTTTTAGTTCAGCAATCTTTTTACGCAGTTCCATTTGATAATGTTGGCGATTTATTTTGACTCTTGGGCTTTGTCTTGTGCTTTTTTGTTAGCTTCTTCGGCTTTTAACACATCTTCATCAGTGGCGCCTTCAATTTTTGCAATTAGCATGCCAACACCTAGACCAAGTTCTTCACTAGAAATAGAATCCTTAATCGTTTCCATTTGCTTGTCGGTATACTTCACAACTTTTTGCACAAAATCCATCATGGTACGAGTTAGTTTTAATTGTTCTTTTAAATAATCAGCTTCAGTAGCATCATCATCTAGCCCACTTTCTAGCATAGTTAACTGAATGTTTGCTACGTCGTCTTCTAAACCAATTGTTACCTTGACATCTTGAGCCTTAGCAATTCCAAAATACTTCTTTGTAATTTTTAGTGATAATTTCATAATTATTTGTACCCCTTTATTTGAATTTTTATGTATTAAAAGGCCGCCCAGTTAAGGGAAGCTTTTTAATTGTTAATTAGTGACCGGGCGACACGACCGGTTTAGGACCTGGAGCTAACACATAGCCACCAAATACTTCTGCGTATAACTTGGTTAAGTCAAAGTCTTTATCAGCAGAGTTAGCAATCATATATGGCTGTTGAAGGCCATTATTTGGGTTGACAAAAATATCCGATTTCAGCGGAGTTAATGCCTGACCGATCAAAGCAGTTGAATCATCGCTTTCTTCCTTGTTATCAGTGGCGTTTTTTGACGTTTCTTGAACAAACTCAACATTATTAAAACATTCGTAGAAAATAGAATTATCAAACGCTTGTGATCGAATAATTAATGCAATGTGTGGCTTAGGTGTTTGCAATAACCAAGCACCGGACTTAGTATCTTGTACGTAACCACGTAGCTTATTGTTGATTCCCCAGTCCAGGTCTAAAGCTGTCAATTCGATTGATGGGACTGATTTTGGATAGGCAATTCGCTTAATCTTGCCATTCGCCCAGCCTGGTGTCCCAGCAGCTTCGATTGCAGTGATGTTAGCAGTAGCAAAGCCTTCACCACGATGATCAGCGATGTAAATGCCATCAGCAGATAAGCCTTTGGTAGCATCTGCAATTAAATCGCCACTATCATCGAGTGAGGCAAAAGTGACATCAAGAATATTATGTTTTGACATATTAAATGCTCCTTTTAAATAATTTCAATTTTGGTAAAATAAAAGACCTTGGTTACCTGTCCGGTATCTGGGTCTTTAGTGTGATTTTTAGATTTTTCGACACGCCAACCATTTGCAATAAACATTTTAGCCAGCTCGATTTCTGCTGACAAAATGTCGGTTTGATTGGCTTTTTTGTAAAAAATTTGTACTTCTACACCTAACGCCCAGTGTTTGAACTGACTATTAGCGTAATTGTTAGGTGCGTTTTCTGATTCAGTAATAACAACATCTGTGGTTGTACCAGCATTATCGGCACTTTTAGGAATGCAACCACGATAAATATTGTCAATCCAGTCATAATTGACCGTTTTCAACAAGTTCTCAGCTTGGATTACAGGTAGTTGCATACTATTCACCACCCGTTTTGGCTTTGTAAACTGCCATACCGGCTTTAAAGGCTGCTTCCTGAGATTCTCGTCTAGAATCGTCAACAAAATGAGTTGCTGCCATCTTTACGGTCCCATCATTCAAAAATCTAGCAATATACGCTTTCTTGCCAAAACCGGCTAACGTATTACCATTAACAATGCCGTCTACATCACTGTTTTGAATCGCAATGTTGTCTTGTAAATGACCATACTTGCTATCGTCATTGTCGGATCGTGGTGTATTTTTACGTAACACTTCTGCGTATGCTTGCGCTTCAGCAGCTGTCATTGCTGATTTTACGGACGTGTTAGGGATTAAATCTCTGACGCCATGAAGCCATGATTGCATTTGAGCGTCTAATTCCATTTATATCACCCCTTTTTTACATATTTTTTAAGCGTTAACAGATCATATGCTACCGGCTTGCCAGTTGAATCTTTAGACACATCTATAATCTGATAAACCACATCATCATAACTAGCTAGTAACTGTTTGCTCAGCTCATTTGTGGATCGAATTGCCACAACAATTGTATCTTCCAACGAAGTTCCTAAGATCTGATAACTTTGGGTAATTGATCGATTGTATAACGCACAATGTAGTGAAATAGTAGGCACAAAGGACTCGTCATAATCACCAGTATTATTGTTTTCAACCGTTTTAATAGTGCCAAAACTAATTTTTTGATTGAAGCGATTGACCGCTATTTTCACTGTAATCCCTCCGAATCTTCCATCTAATTCCATTAATCAGATATAAATAAGGCGCCGGATACGGTACTTGAGAAGCGTTGTTGCCACTACTATATGTCACGCCCAAGTTTCCACGATTAAAATACATAAAATCAACCATAACACGAACGGCCTGATTAAATTGATAGTATTTCCGATAAGTTTCAACTGGTATAGTGTCATCAATATTTCCGATAACATCACTTTCTGCCATTGAAATTAAGTTTTGGATAACAGATTCATCGCCATCAACGTTTAAATAATCCTGCATATTTTCAACTGTGACACCACTATCAATACCAGCCATGACATCACCTCCAATATAGCCGCCCCACTAGGCACTGTTTATTTATTAGCGACTAAAAATTATTTATTTACCGCTAGTTGTTGAAGAAGCAGCACTAGATGCTGTCGAAGCTGTTGAGGAAGCTTCACTAGCAGTTGAACTAGCATCAGATGAGGTATTTCCTCCATCACTTACTCACCGTTAAGAAGTAACCGGCATTTTCGTCAGCCTTAGAAACGCCAAAACGCATAGCTGCGCCAAGATATTGGCCATAAATTTCGCTCTTCATCCAGGCTAAAGAAACTTCTTGCCGATCAACAAATAAAACGCCACGCTTTAAATCACCAATAAATGCGTGAGCCTCACCGTCGGCGCCAAGCAAGGTATCGTTCACAATATGCACTGGGACACCGAAAATAGTAGTGCCGGACTTGCCGGTAATATCTTGATGGAGCAAATATTGACCGTTATTATCCTTCAACGTATCTAGGATTTGATAGAAAGATGCTGAAACAACTAAGTCACGAGCATAGGCTTGATCGAGTTTGACATTCAACACTTGTTTGATATCATCAGCAAGCGTGGATGACTTGGTGCTAACAGCCGTGAACCCTTTCAAAACCGGTGAAATCAATTTGTTAACCGTGTTAACTCGCTTTTCACCAATATTTTGGCCAATTAATGAAGTTAAATCAACTTGTGCATCGGCAATTGATTCTTCTGAGATTGGAATAGCACCACGGTATGTTGCTACCGACCAATCGACATGGGTAAATTCAGGTGCAGCTAATGACGGGTTTTCTTGCAATTCAGCAACGCTGCTAAAGCTATCGTCTGCTCGTTTCAAAATTGGGTAAGTTCCTTTAGGCGTGGTTACTGGTGTTTTGGTGACCAGGGTCGACAAGTCAACAACTGAGTTGATCTCGGCTGAAGGGTTGTAAATAATTGTTTCAGGTACCAACGGTTCAATTCCCGTCGAGGTTACCGACGTTGCCGCATCATTGGTTACCTTAGCCCCCCGCGAATGGATAAACATATTAATTGCAGATTTTTGCTTGGCTAAATTATCTTCGCCACCTTTAGGGTTAAGCGGAGTTCCTTGGCCTTGGTTGTTTTCAGGCTTCTTCGGCTGCTTATTTTCAGCCGAGAGCTCCTGTAATTGATCATTCAAGGCATCTCGACGCGTTTTCTTAGCGGATAACTCATCTTGTAACTTATGATAAGCATCCGTATCGAAATTATCATCTTGTAATGCGGCCGTTACCTTGGCATTAAGGTCAGCACATTCCGCACTTACCTTATCGAATGTGGCCTGTAATTGTTTAAACATATTTAAAAGTCTCCTTTATTAAAAATAGCCAGCTTAGCTTGCACTAGTTTTTCATGCTCACTAAGTTGACCATTATTGTTGTTATTTTCTAATTGCTTGTTTTTGGCAATTAAGTTTTTGATTTTGTTGAGTGCTTGATAAGGAACTAGCGATGTATTAAATGAATTAGTAACTGGTGTAAAATCAACTAATTCATCAGCAAGGCCTAGCTCAATTGCTTTGTCAGCGTCCATCCAAGTTGCATTGTCCATTAAATCTAAAAAAGTTTGAACAGGCTTGCCAGACTTGGCAGCATACATATTCGCAATGGCCTTGTTCGTACTCCGCAACATTTGCGATGCTTGATCCATGTCGTGATAATTGCCTTCTGCTTCGTTCGAAGCATTATGAATCATCATTTGGGCCCCAGGTGACATTTGCACCTTGTCGGCCCCCATCGCAATAATTGTACCAGCAGAATAAGCGTTAGCAACAATCTGTGCAGTAACATTCCCTTGGTAATTCTTTAGCGCTGTGTAAATTTCTGTTGCCGGGGTCACTTCACCACCGTTGGAAGCAATCTCCAATTCCACAGCAGAGTTGTCCGCCGGGAGTGCACCGATTACATCAGCTGGGGATACAACTGTCATGCCAAACCAATCACGATAAATAGGTGCATCATCATCATTAGTTATCATGCCTTTTACTTTAATCGTCATTACTTTCACCTCCTTCGCCTTGCGGCTCATAATCTGGCAAGTTTTGCGGTAAGAAGCCCGATCTTTGAAGTAAAAATTGCGCTTGATTAGGGCTTAGTGCACCAGCGTTTGCTAAACTTGACACTTGATTTATCAGCATAGAATCATCGACGTCTAGCATGTTTTTGATGTCTAGAACAAGGTCCGGTGCATTAAGCTTTAATTTCAGCTCGTCTAATAGCGGATTAGTGTACGTATTAAGGTTAGACAAATATAAACTTTTAATTTGGTCACTATTGCTATGTTGACTTTCAGTTGATGAGCCACCGCCAAGCATATCACTAGGAATCCCGAAAGCAGTCGAAATTTGGTCAGCTGAAAAACTAGCGTTCTCGTTGAGCGCTTTAAATACATCAGCTTTCATCTCAAACGGTTCATAGTCGAATCCTTCCGGCAATGTCATTAGTCGGCCGGCGTTAGCCCCAGTATTAGCCTTTTCGAACATGGCTCGGGCGTCTTCCAAGTCTTCGCCAGTGTCAATAAAGTTGCTGATTTTAAGCTTGCCAGCGGAATTAATTTGATTATTCAACGTCTTCAAATTTGAATCCGTTGTTTTTTGTGCAATTGTTAGGGTATTCCCCAAGCTTTCAAGCGGGGATTTTCCTATTAAATAACGATAATTAGGGTCTGGCATCAATCTAAAATGCAACATTTTGTCGGCAGTTAACTGCATTTTCGGCCGGTCGTTGCTCTCTTGGATTGTATAAATAATTCCAGTATTTCCTGGCAAATAATTTATTTGAACGTCCGAAGGCGGCACGTGTTCTAAATTATTTCCAACTAATGGTACATAAGCATTTCCAGCAAGGGCTAGTTGAATCATTACGCCTTGCCAAAATGAAAAACGACTGATTAAATCACTCGGATTTTCCAGTCGCCTTTTAGCACTAGCGCTTTCTGTTTTAAAGTGAGCCGAAGCAATATCACTTGAAATACGGTTAATAACTGAAAATACATTGGAATCTTTCAGGACGTTCCCTGAATCAACATACGAAATCGGCAAGCCACCAATTGTTGATAAAAACAGGTCACTAGTGCTGGGATACACCATATTTTTAGTTTTGGAACGTTTATAACCTCGGGGTGTTAATAGTCCCATACTCTATCACCCTCTTTCTTTATCTAGCAAGCAAGCCATGACAATCAGCAAAATTCCGGAAACAAGAAGCCCCATAATCAAGTTAACCGCAAATGCTGCCACTGAAAGCAGAATGACACCGGTTAAAAACAAAATAACGCTTAGCCAATCGCCAAAAAATGCTTGCATAATAGTTTTAAATCTTTCGATCATTGTTTTTCACCACCTTAACCGCCAAACATAGATTTAAAATACGCTTTACGTTCTTCACGGTTCATGTTATTCATCGGGTTATAGCCATCTTCATCATGAAAATCTTGATAATAATATTGTGCTCTGTAATGCGCGTTAATTAATGCATCGGTAGTATCAATGTGATCGCTTGTCCGATTTTGACGGTCGATTTTAACGCCACCACCTTTATCTTCCGCCAAAATAGCGTTATTTAGCCCATCTATTAGTAGAGGGTCGTCTAAAATTTTAATATCGCCATTTAAAAACTGGGATTGAAAATCCTTAGTCGGGTTAGAAAGTTTCCACGATGTAGGTGCCACTTCAATCAACGGCCAGCTCGGCTGGTAATTGCTAATACGTTTAATAAACCATTTAGCCAAGTTAGGGTCAGCACAAACGGCGCGGACTTTCAAATGGTGCCGCTTGACATAATCTACTAACCACTCATAAACCTGGTTGGGATTAATGGTTCCGGAAGGCGTGTTGGTAATCTCACAGAAGCCCTGTTGTGCAAGTTGTTGATAGTCAAGACCGTCTTGCTTGCTTTTGGACTCCAATGTTTTAGCCTGTGCAAACGGAATAAAACTATATTGCTTTGCAAAAAACATATGTTTGCCATTCTCTTGAAAGGGAAATTCAAAGCCGTATGATGTATTATCGTTCACTTGGCTAGCGTCAAATCCGATATAAACCTCACGATTATCAACATTAAAATCACTAGTAATGTTTTCGTTGATATTGCTTAATGACAAGTAGCTATTTTTAAAGCGTCGGCTCCAAATATTGAGCGACTTATTAACAAAGGTTTCAAGAGTACCTTCACGATCGTTATCGTTACGGTCTTGAATCAAACTTTCCAACAGCACACGACGTTTTTCACCTTTTAGTTCAGCTAATAGTGGATTGGACTTTTCCCACGTATCTTCCTCAAAGACTTCACTTTCATCATCCTGTTGGTAAATAATTTGAAAAGTAGTATCTGCATCTCTAATCGCGTCGTGTTCAATAGCGCTTCGGGTAACATCTTCATCATGTTTGAATTTAACTTTAATATCTGGATAAGCAGTCGAAATTTTAACGAACATCCGATTTTTGATACCGTTTTGACCTGATGTAATCTGCTTTAACGTTTCATTAAGCGCTGGTTTCAAATTGCCAATTTCATCAAAAACAGCAATGGCATTATGGAACGAATCAAATCCACCACCCTGTGAAGTGCCTTTACGGATAATGTTCTTATTTATTTTCCCGATAACTTGCGTAGTTTGTGCATCTACCCCTTTTTCCTTAGCACCATCAGCAAAATCCGGTTGATTAATGAGTTCTTTAGCTTGTAAAGAAACATCATTGAACAGCTTACTAGCGTGCTCGCTATCATAACTGGCTACTAGTAAGTCTTGAGAAGTGGCATTCCAGCAAACAACAAAATAATAAAAATTGACCAGCATTGATGCCAACCACGTTTTACCTTGACGACGAGCAATTGAAATATTGGCAGTATTGAAACGTACACCCGCATTAGGCGTACGCCAACCGATTAGGCTGTCTAAAATAAATGATTGCCAATGTTGTGGCTTGATTTTTTGTGTCGTATCATCCGGATTTGGTAATAGGCGACAAAAATATTCAATTAAAGCAACGAATTTTTCATCATAATTGTATGGGAAATTGTCGTCGCCTTGTCTTAATAAGTCTTGTAGGTGACGTACGCACGCAAGTTGAACATCTCTACAAGTGAGATATTTGTCAGTAAACAAAACATCGTAAGCATATCTAGTGCCGGCATCCTTATACTGGTCTAGCAAGCCATGATACGAGGATTCGGTCGAAGCAATATGTGCTTTTATATCCTTAACGTTAGTAAAATCATACATCTGCACCGAAATTTACCTCCTTTAATGGTGACTCGCGTTTCTTTTGATGTGGCTTTGAAACTGTCAGTTGTCGTAACCCGGCATCAAACGAAAATCCCATTTCATAGCCTAAAGACTTTAAATTACGAACACAGTCATTAAGCTGAATCGCTTGAGGCGACTTTTTAACCGGTGTTCCGTCCTTAGCAGTTAGATAGGCCCCATAGTTGTTTAAACTATCCTCAGCATCTAAGTACATCGCATAATAAGTACAGTAAAGTTCTAAATTAGGCTGGTCAATGCGCTTCAAATATCCCATTTTTTTAATTTCAGGTACTAACACCCGCCAAATAGTTTGGGCATTTTTCATTAAATGAGCCGGGGGTGTAATCTGAATATCATCCAAATTGCTAGTCCCATTAATATTCGTCACTTTTTTGCTTGTCACAATTTTTAATTTGCTTTTACTAGAATTCACCATGATTAACACCTCCATTTCACTAATTTATTTTGATTCTTGGCGATTTTTGGCTTATATTGGCTACAAAAAAAGCTCGCTTTGTTGATTTAACAGCATTTGAGCCTTAAAAAGCCCAATATTTTTTGTTTTTTTACTTTTGAGAGAGAAGGATGGCGCATATGTGAGCTCTGGCCTAGCTACCATGGGCGGGGGGTGTTTTTTATTTTGGCTACTCACAATTCATCCCAAAATTTAAAAATGTCTTAAACAAGCTCTCACGGCGTTTAAAATGTGAACCAGCATTTAATCATGTGTAAAATTTATAACTTGTCCGTCTTCTCTGCTTAAAGCGACTGTCAATCAATTGCTTGGACATTGTGAGAACGGATGGTCATCGTTTGACGGATGGTAACCCTCCTTAATCGGGATGGTCAGCTTTAAGGCTCTCCTTGTTCAATATCCATTCCCTGATCTGTTCCTTATCCCAGTGCTTACTAACGTCAAGGTTATCAATCAGTGAGTCTGAACGGTATGCTGTTGATTCGAACACGCCTTTCCAATAGTGACACCTCTTACATATCACCCACAAGTTTTCAACATCAAGTTGTTTACGCTTATCTACTCTTCTCGGCACTATATGATCTGTAACCAAGTAGCCAGGTTTATCATACGTATGACCACAGACCGCACAAGTAAAGTAAGCACGTCGCTTTAACATGAGACTCATGTTAGCCCAACGTTTCGTGTGATAGAAGCGGTTTGCTTCCTTGTCCCGCTTGTAACGATTGTACTGGCTGTACGACTGTCTGCGTTGCGTCGTATTGTAATGAAACGGATGATAGAGTGAACTATGAATATTGCAATACGGATTCTTTTGTTCGTATGGAATAGTATTGTCGCACCCTGATTTACGGCACACTTTCAATTGCATGACTATTTGCCTTGACCAATTCCATGTAATCTTCCAAGGCTATCCATAAAGTCGATTCTGTATCTGTTGTTTAGGCATATATCTTCTTCATCCCAACCAAGTTCAATATGATGTACTTCTTGTTGTTCTACACCATCAACGAATACTTTAGGTGTGCCATCGATGTCGTCAATGTCAATGCGAAGACGTGGCTGCTTTTTGGTCGGCAAAACGCCAGCAATCATCCTTAAGCCGCGTAGCACTTCAGTCGTATCAATATTCAGGCTGAGGTCAATATCACTAGGTTTGTTCGTATTAGTTTGACTAGTCCCATTAGGCTTAATTGTTTTGCCCGTGACATTTCGCTGGTACATAACGCCATCAATTAAAATCTTATCAGGCAATTTGTTTCCTGGTTTCTTCGGTGTGAAATGTTTTTCTTCCATACTCTGTCCACTCGCTTTCTTTGGTTTAATACTAGGTGCGTTCTCTCCGTGAGGTGCTGGTGCTGTCCTATTTTTTCCAAACATGTTGCTTCCTCCGTTTCCTATCCAAACTAAAAGCGCCATGCTGTTTAGCACGACGCTTCATCCATTTATCTAAGTGGGCATCCATCTCTGCTTCTTGTGGCGTGACGTAGCCGTATTTTGTGTTAATCAGCTTTGCCATACCACCACACCTTACCTTCTAATTAATTTTATACATGCCGTTTGTAAAATTCTTTAACCATGATTTATGAATCCGATCAAGTCCATCCCAACCTCACTTGGTTGCATAATAACTTGACCGGTACTTATCTGGCTTCCAAAAACAAATTCATTTTTTTGTAATTCTTGTACTGAATACTGAATTCTCGATACAATATTAGGATCATCAATGCCTTTAGAGTGTGAATATGCATCCGTAAATTCCTTACTCATATCCCCTTCAACGTGATTGTTATTGATTATCATAGACATACTAAAAGGTGGCCATTTCAAGTAGTCCTGTAAAATTACCATAGCCTGAGGGGTTATCCTATCAATTAGTGAGATTAGAAATTTGTACTTTGTAAAAACACTTTTAAAGTTATTTACATCGGACAAGTTTAATAATGTATCTCTTAAGATATCCATCATGTCCCCATCAGCCGGATAATCTTTTAATATTAAAAGCAGTTTATTAAATAAGATGCTGCCATACGGATCGGTAATTACATTAATAAGCCGTTTTAGCGCATATTCCTGGTTATCTGATTTATTTAAATACTCCCCAAGTAAAAGAGCTTCTTTAGACTCATTAAGCTTTCCCTCAATCTCTTCATGTGCACCAATGATATCAACAATCATATCCCCCCAGCTTTGGTTCAATAGATCCATTGAGGCTTTCCTACCAACAGATTTTGCGCTTTCAATTCTCACTTTTTTTGTTTCACTTTTAGTCAATTTTTTTGCCTCGATTCGAGACTCTAGCGTTTGTCTCTGCGCATTCAAAAAATACTCGGGATTTTCAAGCATTGAGAGTAATTCTTTTGATTTTTCCATGTTCCTACCTCCAAACTACCATAACTATACAAAAACTCCCGCCAATAAGCGAGAGCTAGTTTGAAGATTCAATTGTTGGCAATTTGAAAGGGCGTGGTTTTATGAAGGGCATTCATAAAGCCGCGGTACTTTCAATGTGCTCGGTAGGGATTTGCACCCTACATGATGTGTGGACGTACTGGTCGTCAACCAACACCCGTTACTCGCACCTAACTGTGCGTCTACCTATTCCGCCACAAGCGCACGTTATACGAATGGTCTATCGTGGACGCTAACATCGTATAACAATATCGCTGGTAGGCCTCGAACCTACATCCCATTGTGGCTTACCAATTAGCCCACAGCGATTACCGGTCTGTAATTTGGAGGATTACTTCATGCACGTCAATCACATTTGGCATACTACCAATTTAGCACGATTGTAGGGGCCAAAAGTGCACGATTAGTGCACGTTTTTATATTTCATACAATCCAAACCCCTTAGCACAATCGTTGATAAAAGTTTTCTTTAAGTCAAACGCTTTTCGACGGCTAACATTTATCATATGATTTGCAATTAATCCGTCAATTGTGTACTGCTGGTGTTTCTTAAAATATAGCTCATTTATAATTACTTCTGTATCACGGCCAACGCCGTCTAAACAATCATCAATCACTTCTCGCTGACGCTTCAATGTGTTAATGCGCCGATCATCGTCAATTGTAATGAGCGTATTTAACGCCGTTTCGGTATATTTGTATTGTGCCTTGCCACCTCCGACATTATCATCACGAGGGACAGTTGGATAACGTAATTCCTGTTCACGTTTCTCAATATACTTGTCAATCTTGGGATAGTCACGTAGAATATCTTCAACTTTTCTAATCGTCGTTCGTTTCACTACCAATTCCCCTTTCACTCAACGCCATTTCGGTATCAGTCATGCTTATTCGCCCACCAAAGTAGTACCATACTAAATATTATTAACGTAGCAGTTGCGAGTGCCCAATATCCTAACAATTGCAACGGGGAAGAATTCCAAAGAAGTTCAAATATCTGTTTCATTTATCTTCCTCCGTTTGATACCCATCTAGCCACGCACGGGCAAACGTTCCCGAATTATCTTCCATATACTTATCAACCTTATTTGATCTGAAAGGATAATGTATAGCGTCCCAAATATCACGATAACTTGACTTCATATAATCAATGTATTCAGCAACATAATTCGGGATCACTGGCAACTCGGCATACGTCTTCTTGAATACATCATCTTCAATCGGCCAATGCTCGCCATTAGCACCAGTTGCAATCCAGTCATGGAGATTAATCTTCATTTTACCTTCAAGCGTCGGAACAAAACACATGTTATCAACATGTAGGCCGTCTACAATATGTCCGCCGCGATCAATTAGTCCATAACGATTAACCATCTCATCGCTACAATCGAATTGTTCGGCCTTGATAGTGGCCGTTTTACGATAAACTTTAATCATCGTCGCCATCTCCTAATGTAATGATGTGTTTACGGTGCATTGGAAGTGCCGGAATGTATGCAACCTTATCACTCTCGACATGTTCAATAGCTTTTTCACTCCAATTAGATACGTTAAATTCCTCTTTAACTTTATCGGTGTGAGGCATAACGTTTATATCAGAGAATTTCATGTAGTCATCATGCGAATTTTGAACAAAATAAATCTGTTTTATATTCCTTTCTAATGTATCACCATGAATCACAATACAATTCATACCCCTAATTGCAATATTGTGTAGTAAATATGGAATAACGTTATCTCCAAATTCCTCCACCATATACAAATAGTTGTGTGGGGCATAGCTGAATGGCGTTTCTGCTAATCTGTCATCATTCCATTTTTTAATAATTAGTGATCCTGTTCCAGCAGTTGGATCATATCCAGACCATCCGCTTTCACTACTATTATCACTCCTAGTAATCTTTGCTAGTAATTCAGAAACAGAATCAGGCGTAAAATCTTGCTGTTGAGATTTTCTCTCGGCGGCATATTCTTCAAAGTATTCACGAAAGGTGTCTGTTGATACGTTACTATTAATAGCTAGAATTTTTTTATAAAAATCATTGCGTTCTTTTGGCTTAAACAGCAAATCGCTTATAAATTTTTCAAATTCCGCATGCTGATTAACTCCAGCTATCGTGTATAATTCGTTGCGTCCTAATTTTGCCATAACATTATTTACTTACCAGCCTTCCCAATCCTGTACGGCTCATATTCCTTAGCCAATTGCTTACTATCCAGTGCTTTAGCTTTGTTTGCTTCGGCATGTTGCTTCATACGCCGGTGCTTCCGTTTAATCGTTGAACGCTTCTTAGTGTGTTTAGGCAT